AGGGCATCTGAACCTTTTCGAGTATCGTGGGGTCTACCTGAGTAGGGGTAATCGGAGAGGCGTTCACCTTGTCCGGCATCTTCACCGGCTCAATGTCGTTGATAGCGTCCACGACTGACTGAAGGCCGCTTCCTCCACCGCCACCGGGACCGCTTGCCGCTCCGCCTTTATTCGGCCACGTATCTACCGAAGGTCCGCCCGGGTCTGGTGCTCCGGGACTTGCCTTTACCGGGTCCCCTACTGCGGTTATTCCAGGTGCGCTTGCTGTACCGCCTATCTTCGCCACATCGACCTCCTTAGATTGAGTGCATAATATCACAAGCGGTGGGATTGGAAAGTACGATTAATACCAGATCACTACGCGACCTGCGGCACCTACGTTACCACTCGTGCCATATCCCCCGCCAGCACCACCACCTCCGGGCACTCTCGCCGTCAAACCACGGGGACCGCCCCTACCCGCATCTCCTCCCAAGGAGGACTTGTTGATTGTCGAAGGAAAGAACTCTCCACCGCCGCCCACTATACCAAAATCTACACCTGCCCCCGGAGTACCACCGCCCCCTCCGGCAGAGGTCGTGCCGCCCGCTCCTCCATTTGCACTGAAATTTGCAGGTACGCCCGTGCCTGTGATAGAAGTAGCTCCTCCTCCGCCTCCATTACTAGGGCTTCCACCTCCGCTTCCAGCACTCCCTCCCGCGCCCACAGTCACCGATAAATTACTCGATATGGTGAGAATACCGCATCCATATGCGGCGCCTCCTCCACTTCCACCATTAGAAGTTGTGCCGCCTCCTGCTCCTCCTCCTCCTCCTCCCCATATCTCAATAAAGATGGTGGATATATTCGCGGGCTTGGTCCACGTACCCGAAGCAGTGAGAACCACCATCGTAGAAAAGGGTATTGGCGGAGCAACCCATGACCTGACACCTGCCGCTGTTGAGACGAGGTGATAACCATCGGATGCCGGGTTGCCGAGGGCATCTTCTTTGTTGGCAATGTCGGAGGTGTTTTGTGCTATATCGGCTGTGTTCTGGGCTATATCCGCCGCATTCTGCTCTATGGCTTCTTGATTTGCTACCTCTCTATCGAAGAGAAGGGTGAGATCGTCGTCTACGGTACGGATATATTCCTGGTGAGACTCGGGAGTAGCCGAATCTATATCGACTGGAAGAGATTTCTATTTCGGTATATCAACCATTACGCTAACCAGATAAAGATTGCACGGCCTTTGGCGCCCGCGCCGCCATTGCCCCCTCCGCCTCCTGCTCCTCCACCTCCGGGTTCTACTCCTGCATGAACGCCAACATTGTTTTCGGTTACTCCTGCCCCCCCTCCGCCACCCATCGGCGAATCGCCACCGCTACCGCTTGAACCGTAAGGGCTAACCGAAGAACCTACTCCCACGCCCTGTTGACCAGTTATACCGCATAGCCATCCCGCTCCTGGAGTGCCGCCCGCTCCGCCCGCTCCGCTAAAATTACTGCCATAGCCTCCGCCGCCACATGTCAAAGTACCGGGCAAGCCTCCATTAGAAACTTGCGACTGATTCCCCGCTGTACCATTGCCCGAGGTTCCACCTGTGCCCCCTGAGCCTATTACAACTGTTACATTGCCCGTAACCGTATAAATTCCCCACCCAAAGGCTCCCGCGCCGCCGCCCGAGCCAGGATTGGTGCCGCCAGCGCCGCCTCCGCCTCCACCGCCCCAGAGCATAATGAGAACCTTGCTCACGCCGGAAGGCTTGGTCCACGTCCCGTTTCCGGTGAAGACTTGCATGTTCAAGTCCTGTCCGGTAAGTGGCGCTATCCACGACCTGACCCCGCCCACCGTAGAAGAGAGCAAATACCCGTCCGATGCCGGGTTCCCGAGCACGGGTTCCTTGCCCGCAAGTGACGGGACGTTCACAACGTCGAGGTTCCCGTTGATGATGCTGACTATATCGGCAAAGTTCTGGTCGATTTTAGAAAGCGGCTGATTGCCTGCTGCGAGCGCCGCCAGTGTATTTGTAATCGTAAGAGTTCCCATTCTACCACCTCGCTCTAAAGAAGTATTCCGCCAATATAGCGTCTATCGTGTACCTCTTATTACTCGTCTCTTCGATTAAGAATCTGATACCCTTGCCGCGCCCGTGGACTCCACGCTTAAGAGACGCTTCGGTGGAGCCTACCGTGAAGTTTACATCATCCGGGTCGCCGTTCTGCCACTGTACGGTATCGCCGTCGTCGTTCACCCATGTAATCGCGGCCGAGAAGGTAGCTCCGAGATCGAAGGTGTATAAGGACTCATCGGCAAAGATGGAGCAGGCAAATTCCAGAGTGCCGTCCACGAATCCGAGGTTAAGGCCAAACCGGTTCATCTGCTTGTCGAGAAATTCATTCCCCTCCTCGTATGTCTTCGTCTCGATTATGGACGTGATTTCCTCTTCTGAAGCCTCATCGAAGAAGTTATAGACCTCGTCGGCGGCGCAGGCTAAATTCAACACGCTCCCCGAAACCTCAGTTCCTGTAGTGATGAATGTGGTGTTTATATCATATTTCACCACGAACCATCCATCATTGTAGAAGCAGAGAAGCCACTTCTCAGGGGTATTCGAACCTGGCAGGGATACGCTTACAAGGAGTCCGTAGAAGTCGAGGTTGTAGAGTGTTCCTACGAATCCGACCGGCGCAAATGAAGCGTTGTTCAGATAGGGCAGGATGCCGTCTATATCAGGCTCGGATACTCTTCTCGACGAAAATCCGATTACCTCCCATACCCCTTTTTCGTCCATGAAGTAGACCGCGTTTTCGTAGACCGCTATGGAGTCCGGGTACTTGCATCCCCGGTTGCCTTTCAAGGGTTTAATATCGAATACGGTTGTGCTACCGCTCTGTCTTAAGTTCGATGCAGTGTTAATCGCATTTTCGGCGAAGATGTACAGGATGCCGGATACCGCGGCGAATCCCGTTACCTGCCCTCTTATATTCGGGTCGGTGAGCTCGACTACTCCGGCGCCGTTTCCGACATTGAAGTCGTTATACGTATCGGGGGCCGTCCACGCAAGAGCGTTCGTATCTGTGCGAAGAAGGAAGAGGCGCCCTTCCCATACGGTTGCGTAGTTCGCCTTGACTGACGATGTATTCGTTGTGGATGTGCCATTCCAATCCTTTATTCCAGCCACGGGGTCTACGACTACTATCCTTTCCTGCTTCCACTGGACTAACCGGGGATTCGAGAAGGTGGAAGTAGTCCATACCGATGCCGTCGTACCCGCGCTCAGATTATGCTTATAGCACGAACCATTCGTCAGGAACATGATAAGGTGCGGCACGGGAGGATTCCCGGTCGAGGCCCCGACGTACACAACATACATCCTCAGAATATTCGCAGGGAGAGAGGTCGATAAGGTTACGTCTGTCCATCCCGGAATCTTCACGAGTCGCCTTCCGATTCGGGAAATATAATTTATCAGCATCCGGCACTTATTGTCCGGTATTTCGGAGGATGCGCTCGAGTAATCGAAGCCTACTATGTTGGTGATTTTTTTGAATCGGCGCTCGGGCTGGCCTATGGATTTCGGTATTTCGGAGGACGAGATCATCAGGTCACGTTATACTCCATCTGGAATCTGCGGGCGGCTATGACGTGGACTGCCTCGCCTATATTCTCCGACATCTCGTAGACGTATCTGCGTATCATCTGGTCGGCCTCTATGAACCCCTTGTCCCTGGCGAACGCTATGTAAGCCGCCCAATACTTCACGCTGTCCGCATAGGGGAAGGTGATTGTATCTATATCCGTAGGGTCTGTAAGATCGTCGGGAAGCGTTACGAGGTCTATCTCCGCATCGTAATTCTTATTTGGAATCGGCCCTATCCTGAACTGTAGCTGGTCTATGGGAGCCCATGCTATCGGCTGACTCTGCCGGCCGGAGTTCAGATGCTTATTTCTGAGATCGGTGTAATTCAACTGGTCGAGTGGATAGGTAATCTGCCCGTTCGTTACATAGATTCTGAACAGGCTGAAGTTGGTAAGGACTCCGGTAATGGTGGGGATGGAGTAGGAAATCTGCCCCTCCGTGATGGTGAGGGGTTCGAGTCGCCTGAACAGTTTCCCGTCAAAAGCGACTCGCCTTCTTGCCTCGTTGATGTAAGCGTTTATCTCGTCCGGGTCGTCGGTCGTAGAGTAATAGATTCCAGAACGTTCGTTGAGGAGTCTGTATGTTCCCTGCTGATAGAAAGATAGTGTCGGTGACGCCATAGGACTCTCATATTATCTACTCTAGGCCGGACAATTCCTTGCCTTTCTTCCCGGCCGACTTCTTCGGCACGAACTCACCCGTCTCGAACTCGAAGTTGTCGAGCCACATAAGCCCCTCGGCCATTGTATCCTCGGTGGAGGACTTGTTGGTTTCAGGATTATGGGTGACGAACTTGTCCTTCGATACCCGGGCGACCGCTCTCTTTTTCTGCTCGAGTTCTCCACCGTAAGCGAACATATGCCTTGCGGCGACGACCGGGATGCAGACGGACTCCCCGGGATTGAAGACGTACTTCACCCCATCGAAGGAGTCCTCGTGAGACTCCTTGTTATTGTTCGTGACGAACACGGCCTCAAGCCCGTTCGTCTTCGTCTGAGACGTATTCTGCGAAACGTGTAAAGACATCTACTCCCTCCTGTAGATTTATTCTACTGAGAAATAGGACAGGGTAGTCGCGTTGGATGCGTCGGTATTGAGCGCCCTGAAGCTAACCCCGTCAGATATAACGTAGCCGCCCGTCCCGGCCGGGTAAATATCTACCCATGTAGACGTTCCCGGTTTCTGGAACTGGATTTTATAGTCAGAGGCGGAGTCGGCCGCGATAAGCCAGTCGCCCTTCGGTATAACAAAGTTGCCAGACTTGGCTATCGTCTCCGTGAGTTCCGCTCCGTACATGTAACCCGCGGCGTAGATTTTATTGTAAAGTCCGCTTCCCATAATAGTCTCTCCTTAGAACGTCGTTGAGTTGTAGCCTCTTATCTGGCCGCTGGCCTTACACTTGGCGTTTATAAGCTCCATGACCATAACTATGACGCCTACATATCCGAGCTGGTTATTCGGGACGAGTGATTCGAACCCGGTAAAGCTGAATGCCGCCTGCTCGTGTATGCTGAGGCCGAGATAGTTGTTGTTCAGAAGATAGAGCCTGCCCTCGTCACAGTCCGGGTCGGCGTAGATCGGAACACCGGCCACCTCGATCGCCATGAAGGCGCTCTTGGCCGAGTAGTCGTCGCCGTTTCTCGGATACCTTTCGAGTCCGAGGAAGTCCTGCGCGAGCTTCGCCCACGTTCCGAATCCCATAAAGCCCGCGGTCGGCATCTCGCCCGTTCTGGACGTAACGTTAATCACGTCTTCGAGCACGAGATAGCGGGTCGGGTCTGCGGAAGGGGTACGAACCTTATATGCGGCCTTCCACCAATCGTTCGACGATCTGGTGATGTTGCCGTACGAGTCTACGTTCGTAGCGTCGTCCACGGCGGCCGGAAGTCCGGTGAGGGCTTCTGCGTTTATAGCCGCGGTGTTCGTGAACAGAGCGGAGGATAGAGACTGCTTTATCACCTGCTCCGCATCATTCATTCGAGCCTCGATAAGAGGTATGACCGAATGGTCCATCTGGATAAGACCTTCGAGGCCGAAGAAAGGAATCGGCACAAGGCCCATCTTATAGTTGAACTCCGCGAGCGAAGTGCCGTTAAGCTGCTCGGGACCGTCAAAGTTGCCCGGCCATCCCGCCCACTGAAATTCGACATACGGGTTACCCTGGACCGGTATCGTTACCTGCGATACACCGCCTGTACCCATATTCGCATTTTCCAGCAAGAGCGAGAGGAGGGGGCGAGACTTATAGAGCTGGTCTATAAGCTTCGGCACGAATCCGCGTCTGGTGACGTAAGTGAGCTCGGTTCCCGTGGTCCCCGATGGTACGATGCCGTTTCCTGTCAATGCCATGTGAATGCCTCCTTACTCCGTCTATAGTTAAGCGGTAAGGCCACCTTGTCCGAGTTTAACCTTTCCGCTGCGAAGATCGTTAATCGCTTCCATTGCTTCCTGCCTGGCGAAGCTGATTGGGTCTTCCTTGAGATTCTTGAGTTTATCCTCGGTAAGACCCGGCTCCTGAGCCCTTCTCGGGCTGAACGGTCGGCCATTCGAAGGCTCTGCCAGTTTGGAACGCTGACGGCTGGAGTAAAGCTCCTCGGCCGTCGCATAATCGGAAACCTTCTTCGAGGTGATAAGTTCCTCGATTTCGGCTACCTGTTCATTCGTATAACCTTTCTTTTCGAGATCGCCCCGGGTACGCGAGACGTTTACCATGCCTTCGAGGGTCTTAAACTTCTCCTCGAGGGCGCTGTACTTCTCTTGCCACTCTTTGTTTGTCGTATCTATCTTGTCCTCTACGTCGAGTTCCGGGGTTATAAGCTCCGGGTGATGCTTCTTGGCGAGCCTTTTAAACTCCCTCGGGTCTTTCTCTAAAAGACTCTGCGCCAAGGAGGCAAGCTGCTCTTTAGTTTCTTCGCTCATTGCCATTGTCTACGTTCCCCCTTAGTACGGCTTCTTCGAGGTTCCCACTTTCGACCACGGGTTATCGCCCTTGGACGGAGGGGCGACCTTTATGCTGTTCGTGCCGCCATATCCCTTTCCCATCTTGGTCGAGCCTATACCCGGCTGTCCCTTGGAAGTCTGGATATTATCCGGTGCGTTTACGAACCTGCCGTTCTTTTTACCGTTGCTCGGTTTAACTAGTCCCATAATAAAACCTCCTGTTATCCGAGTCCTTGAAGAAGCTCGGGTGGTATTTGACCTCCACCGGCTGCGCCCATGAGTTCAGGCGGCATTTCCGTACCGCCTGGCGCTGCTCCCATGAGCTCCGGTGCAAGCATTTGTTTGTCCTGTTGGGGTAATCCCTGAACCATATTCGCGGTTTCCGCGGGGTTAAGGTCTGTCGAATCGTCCATAGGGAAGCCTTTGGCGAGCGACCTGAGTGCATCCATGACGCTCTTCCCCATTTCGGAATCGGAGCCGAAGACAGAAAGTAGAGGTTCGAGAGTCTTCTTTGCCATCTGAACCTGTGACCGGGCCTGCTCTATATCGCCCGCTGGTATCTCCGCGGATACCCCCTCGGATACCGGGGCATTAGAACCGGCCATCATATCGGTAGCGGCGCTCCCTAGTTCGGGGGAGTATCCGCTGAGATCATCGGGGCTTTCGTTTTCCAATGCCACTGTCTCGTCCGCCTATGGTGTTGGTTAAGGGCCTTTTCGTCCGGCTCATTCTCTGCGCCGCACGTTTCACCGACCTCTTCGGGTCGGCACTTTTACTCGAATATCTATCTGCTTTACCAAACTTTCTCATTCTGGAATCGGATTATAGGGGAAGAGCGCCGTCCTGTAAAGTACGGTTTTTTACTTCACCATCCCAAGCTTCGCTTTCTGCTCTGCCCGTTCCTGCTCTATGACCTCTTTCTCGGCATCCTTCTGGGCCTGCTGCTGCATAGCCATTTGCTCTTTATACGTCCTTCTGGCCTTGCGTTTCATAGCGTCCTTAAAGAATATTCCGAGGCCGTCCATGGCGGTTTCCGCGTCTATCATGCCACGGTCCTTCATGGCGAACATCTTGTCTTCGAGGTCGCCCACGAATATCGGACTCGCCGAGTGTGAGTCTACCCTTACCTGCACTTCATTTTCTATCTGCGAGAGGGTGAAGGACTGCCCGTTTTCGAGGGCATAGTGCCTCGAGTCGTATCTCTTAAGAAGATGGAAGAGGAGGTCGCCCGCTGACGTACATGCCTCTTCTATGTGAAGAGCCTTGTTCTTAAGACGCGCCGAGCCGAAAGTGGAGAGTATATCCGCCTGCCCTCTCGATCTGACTCCGGTATCACCCTTACCCTTGGTGATATTGGTGAGTCCCCATGCGTCATCTGCGAGGCTTCTTATATCGAGGAGTTCGGTATATATGTCCTTTGGAAGCTCGTATTTGAACTCGTTGATTTTACCGGCGTTTTTCATGGAATAAAAACCATTCGCACGGTTCAGTTCCCTTGCCGCCATGCGTTCGTCTATCATCCCGCCGCCTGGCATCTCCGCCCACTTCGGGGGGTTCAGCGCCTTTTTAAGAAGCTGTCTTATGTCCGCGAGCCTTTCGGTGTGCCACTCCTGAATCCTGACTATGTTGAACACGTCCGGCCAGCCGAAGAAGTAGTCGTCCATTGGGGAGGGTCTAAAGTGTATGAAGGGGTGACGCTGCTTTATGTAGACGCCGCGCCTCTTTAACGTGTCGCCTTCAATTTCATCTCCGGCGAACCTGTCCCATACGAGAACATTTCCGCTTGCGAACGTGAATACCCTGTAATCATCCTGAACGTCGTCCCACGCCCAGACCTCGTGCATGTCGATGGACTCTTCCATGGAGTAGGGCTTATCGACCGCGGTCATGATCGGGAATCGGGCTATCTGTCCATCGGGGAAACTCTCCTCGTCGTCGGCTGTGGCTGCGAAGATTATGCGCTTAAGACCCTTCGGGTACATGGAACCATGATCGAGAAGGCCCGAGGGCTGCACCCTTTCCGCTATCTCGTTCCTTCGAGGATGGTTCATTATGTCTCTTGCAAACTGGTGAACGGAGCAGGTGTAATTGTGAACTATCGCTTCCTGCCCGTTAATGTCTATCTTCGACTCGTCGAGGACGCCTATATTCCAAGGCGCTACGAGGAAGGGTTTGACCTGTTTATTGCGCATGAAAATCTTAGTGAAGTATGAGGCGTAGGCGATGCTGTATTTAACTGCGAGGTCCACGACCGAATCCATTTTCGAATCGTGCCACCTGTCGGATATTGCCTCGGCTGCGCGTTCGGCCTTGAGAATATCTATCTCTCTCGTCTGGTCGTTCGAGTTCTCAATGTCTATGTTGAAGTTCGCGGTGTTCCCCGAGTAGAGGAAAGAGTGGAGCGTATCCACTTTCTCTTTAATCATGTTGTAGGAAACGGGCAGGTCTACGACTTCGAGGCTCCCGTAGTAGTAGAGAGTCCTCAGCATATCGTACATGGGCTCCCGGTCTGTGCGGGAGGCGAAGCACTTGTAGATTATATCTGTGACCTGTTCTTCGAGTTTATCTAGGTCGCTGGAGAAGATCATCTAACGTTCCCGCTCCTGTCTATGCTGTGGACAATCTGGGTCGCCTGTCTCAAGTATCTCTGCGAGCGGTTCGCTTTTGCTACCTGCTGGAAGTTCTGGCCCGAGCTCGGGTCCATGACCGGAATATTCGATATGCCCTTTCTCTGTCCCGGTCGGGTCGGCATACTCATTATCTGCTGCGCACTTATCGGGCCTCTGATCTGGTTAATGCCCTCTGCCACCTGCTCCGAGATTTGCTTCTTCGGGTTAAGGGTGGATACTCGCATAGGGCTTGAAGGGTCGTGTTTCCTTGAAGGGTCATTCTGGAAGTCCGTCATGCCGTGGGCGGATACGAGGTTATGAATCGTATCGTCCATGTTCTTTGTACGTACAGATTTGGTCGCCGGAGGGGTGATGAAGACCTTTACAATCTTCTTCGAGCCGCAGTGTTTACAGGCCGGGTCGTCATCCCACTCCTCGAAAATAGCGTCGCAGTCCTTACACTCCCAGTCGAATAGAGGCATGACCGAAAAAATAATCTATAGAAGGCGTTTTAGCAAGTACCCTACCAGACGAAACTCTCTTTTGTCAGCTTTTCGTACAGTCTTACAAAAGTCGCCCTTCTGAACTTCGGAATCATCCCGTTTCGGCAAGAGAGGTAGACCTCCTTGTTGATGCCGTAATAGGCGGCCATATCGGTAGGAAGGCAGGCTACGGCCTCGGCGAACTTGAGGTAAACCTCGTCGGGAATCTCCTTCTTCGTCTTCGGTTCGTCCGAACCGGGAAGCTTCTGCTTCGGCTGCCCGTACTCGTTCACGAAAGCAGTAAAGCGGACCTGAATCTCGGCCGACATATTCACCCCGTTCTTCTCATAGAGAGCATCTTCCAGATGGTCCTTTCGGTAATTCATTCGACGGGCTATCTCGACAAATGTTATGTCCCTCTCTCTGGCGGGAATGGCTCGGTATCGCCGGAGCCAGTCTTTTATCTCCGCCTTGGACAGCACCTTCTCCACTAGATAGGTTCTCATGTGTCTATTCCCCTCCGCTGGAAATGTTTTGTAACGCAGGTTTGTACGGCGTTTGAAATGCCTACATTCTCACGTGCCAATAATTCCCTTTTCTCTTCCACTAAATAGATCATGTTTCTTTGCTTAAGGTCGGGGACCAAGTGCATGTACCAGTGGTGCGCCGCGAGGGCGGCCGCTACGACCCTATCGGACTTCGCCTTTCCTTCGACTACAATATCCTTCCCGTCCTGAGAGACGTATCTCATTTCCCGGAGCAGCCATTTGGAATTGACCTCAACGAGTTTTTGAGCCCATACAGAGCGGAACGTGTTGAATATCCATGAGCGGGTCTGATTGCTCGTATTCCAGCCTATCGTATAGTTCTTGGTATTTACGCCCCGGAACCTCG